TAGGTTTTTTTATCTATATTATTTTTTTGTATAGGTTCAGCCCTCCCCGCCATTATTTTCCCAAATGTCAATTTATTTCTCACATTTTCTTTTTCTTTTCTTCCTTTGACATTAACAAGATTTCATTAAAGAAATAAGTGTTGTGTTGACACTAGATGTAATCAGTGATACAATCCCATTATGAACGATGAAAGAATCACCGCCGAATCAATTCTTGACTATCTCCTTATCACGGGGCAAATCGACTAAGAAAAAATCAATTCGAGAAATAAAGAAAAACCTTTACACTTGGAATGATACAATACAGCTAATCGAATCAATGAAAAAGAAATAAAAGAAAATGATTTGACAAACTCTGAAAATAGCCGATAGTGAACCATGAGCAGCAATCTAGCAAATTGTAGAGCTAAAATTCTAAGTGAATCTAACCAAAATAAAAAAAGAAGTTCAGGTTCCCTTAGAATTAACTGTTTGCAAGTGCTCCCAGAAGCCGTTGTTCAGTTCTATATAATACCATAGCACTGTCCAATGTCAACAAAAGAGTTTTTGATTTAATGTACGCCAAATGTGATTAATTTGTCTAGTGTTCTCAATAAGCCATTCTTATTGAGAATCCGGTGGCAGTGACCAAGAAAGTGTAAAATAGAGGTTGCAGGGGGTGATGAATATGGTATGGTCCTGATGTCAGCAAACCTCTTGCTGAATGAAGATTAACCCTTTAATTAGAAAGGATTCCATCCATGAAGTAGTCATCTAACCTTTTGTGACGATCTATTTTGATTAATAAGCAGATTTAGAAAAAGAAGCCCATATCAATTAAGATATGGGCTTCTTGATTTTAAAGGTGATTTGAAGCAGGATTAGACTGATCCGCTGTCTTGATACTCTAAGCGGATTGTGATGCATGGAACATGGCAAAGAATGCAAAGGCGGGGCATGGAACAGATAATCCCTGGAATGGGTTAAATGAAATGAATGATGGAAAAGTAGTTGTGAATATTTTGATATGGATTAAACTGATTGCCTTATGAATGCTCTCCCCCAGAAAGAATATGCTAGTTTGTACAATCTGTTCACTGATCTTGTGAATGGCAATTTGACTGATGCAAAGAAGCATGCAAAGAAGTACACTGCTTTTCGATTGTCTATGTTTGCAAGGCAAATCATTGGATGGTCTTTTGATCGTTCAGCAAAAGCTGCCGCATATCTCAAAGAAATCGGCGATTATCAATCTTATGCTGATGCTCAATAAACCCTAATTGAAAAATTATGGATACACTCTTGCCTTTCTGTCTTGCTCTCATGGGCTTGCACGTTTTAGCTCATGCTTTTCGATTGTTAACCCGTGTTCAATTGATTTTCGCCATCATTTTAATTTCAATTGTGATTTTCTGTTTGACAATGATTTGAGAGATGGTAAGGTGATGATGTCAGAGAAACCTTAACATATCCAATCGTTAATGAAAATCGTTCCGATTATTGAACAGTTGAATATTGCAGGACGTAAGGGCAATCGCCTTGCCACTGCAATTGGTGCAATCCTTGGTACTGTCGTTCCCGTAATGACATTTGCAGTAACTCATAAATTGCCATCCTTGGCTTTTACTGATCCTGCATTTTATGTGCTCTCGATTATGGCAATCGGTGGTTGTTTCTTCTCCATGAAGTCGGTCATCATGTGGGGACAAATGGCCTTCAATCAAGACAAGTTCAAGGCTATTGCCTTTGCTATCTTGCTGGAAGGAATGCTCGTGATGTCAGGTATGGTGCCAGATATGGCATATCTTGGATGGGCCGCCCTTGCCTATCTAAGCCTCATCAACGCCATCTCCGCCGGTTGCAGCATCGCAATGCAAAGCAAAGAATGGACTCGTGAAAGACGCCAAGGAATGCCAAAGAAAAAGACCAAATAAGAAAGAAAAGAAAAACCCGCATGACGTGAATCATGCGGGTTTTTCGTTGTTGACATCTTGTTATCTTAGCTTAATATACATCACAGAACAACGGCACCTTATCGCCCTTGCAGCCTGTAAATTCTAAGTGAACCTGCCCTGACCTCTCTAGGGATTTCACTGATCGATTATCTCTAGGCAGAAATGAATGATTTACCTACGAGTCCCAATAAGGCTTGTTATTGAGACTAGCGTGCTCTGTCCAGATTGTGTCAAAAATGAGAATGAAATGAATGATAAAAAGTGGTTGAAAAGGTTTTGAAATGGATTAGAATCCCGTTGTCAGAGAAACCAAACACGTTAGTTTACCCCTCAATCCTCATCCTACTATGTCCCACGAAATCATCCTTCCTATTGATCGCACTCTTTCCACTAAAGGCGGAGAATGGCACGATCTTGCAACGCACGTTGAAACCATCAATGAACAGGTTTTGCGTAATAACGGCTTGTTCTTCCCCATCCGCCAAGGCACGGTCTTGAATGCCGTGAAAGACAGCGAAAAGAGCTTTTCCGCCATGCTGGCAGAAATCCGTGAATCCATCCGTGCCGGTGAAACCGCAAATGCCCTTGCCTCGCTTGATGATATTGGCCTTGCTGAAATCGAAACGCACAAAAATATCATTGCGGATTTCAGGAACGAGAACCGCCCCGAATTGCACGTTCCTGAACATGGCAACGGGCTTGTCCCCTTGCATGTCTCCCGTCAAACGTACGAAGTGATTTCAAATGAAAAAGTCTTTCAGACTGTCACAAAGGCTTTCGGTGGTTGCCCCATCACATCCGCTGGTACTCTGTCCGCTGGACAAGTCTTTTTCATGAGCATGGATATCGAGAATCCTGAACGTGTCGGCCCTCGCGGTGATAAGTTCATGATGCACCTTAACAGCCTCACAAGTCACAACGGCACTATCGGTACGCGCTTCTTTGATTCTTCTGTTCGTGTCGTTTGCATGAACACCGTCAAAGCCTCGCTTAGCAATCGCGGCATTCTCGATTTCACGGTTTATCATACGAAAAACGCGGAAACCGCTCTTGATAAGGTTTCCGCTGATATGGAACTTATCATTTCCGAACGTAATGCGTTCTTTGAGTCCCTTGGCATTCTGGATACCATTTCCTGCGATGTTGCCACCGCCCGCGCCTTGTATGTTGCTTACACTTTGCAGCTTGCTGAACAGGCCGCAAATGAAGCCGTCAACCCGGCTAATGATGACATCAGCACGCAAGTTTATAATCGTGCTGAAGAAATCGGTTCACTGTTCGTTCGTGGCAAAGGCAATGCTGGTGCAAACTTGTATGATGCATGGAACGCGCTCACCGATTGCTTTTCTAATGGAATTGGCGCAGGCAAAACCGCCACCAAAGACAAGAAGTTCATGGCTGGTATGTTCGGCACCGCTAGCGATATCAAAGAGGGCTACCTGCCTTTCCTTTTGCAGCCTTCCGATGTGATTGCAGGCCTTGTGGAGCGTGGCAATCGTGCTCTTAATGCCTATGCCGCACGCAAGGCATAAGACCTGCTAAAGGTGGCAAAGAATGCAAAGGAGAGCATGAGGTTAAAAGCCTCATGCTCTCTTCATTTAGTAGTTGCATATGATGCATGATGTGATAAGATGGTGACATATGATTCTTGCAACTTTCCCCCTCACCTTTACGTTTGGTTTGATTGGAATTTTGATGATTCTTTCTGTTTTCTTTGGATAAAATAGAAATAGAAAGAAAATAGTTGAAATATAATGAAGTGGTGGAAAATACCACCATTATAGCAAATAGACCCCAAAGGGCGACCCCCCGCAAATGCAAACCATACCACCCTTATAAATATCGTTTTTTATAAAAAATTATATTATATGGATAAACCATCCCACCCTTATAAACATTGTTTTTTATTTTTTTTATAAAACAAAAATCCCATATATTTTGGTTATATGGGATTTTTTGTGAGGGGTGTTTAAAATTTTTTTGTACTATAAAATTTCGGAATTTTCTCACATGTGAGGTTTTGTTTTAACACCTTGACCATATGGATCGACTTTTTCTCCCGGTTCAAATTTGCCTTCTTTCTCTAATGCATTAAGATGAACAATCATATAAAAGTCATACAACAACAATTCTTTATCTTGAGGAATATTATATGAATAATTCTTTTCTAATAAAAGAGATAGAACTGAGTGAAAGTGATTGAATTTCATATTTTTTATTTATTCATATAAATGTAAAATGGAAATCTTTAAGTATTCGATAAATAATCAACATGACAACAGCGTTCGACACATATATTAATATTTTATTAGAAAGTCATAATATTGATAACAATAAACATAAGACTCCACATGATAAATATGCAGAACTTTTACAAAGATTAAGACCCGAAGATATTGAACAAGGTCGCGAATGGATTTCGGATTGTCAATGGTCTAATTTAGACCCAGATGATATTAAAGACCTTTCTAATATTGAAATCGTGCGTGGTGTTGCACGTCATTATGAAGGTGGATGGGATTCCTTTCTTGCAGACGGTGCATCTGTTTAAAACATAAAAAAACCGGGTATTAAACCCGGTTTTTGTTTTATTGATCTAAACCTTTTGTGATAGCATCCGATAATGCTTCAAGAATAGGAACAAGGTGTTTAACTTCTGCAATTTGTTTTGTTACGGCGGAATCATAATAGGCTTTATACAGAGCAACAACTGATTGTGTGACTGCAAGAGCTTCAGGTGTTTCGAGTTCTTTAATCTTGGCAGCTTTAATGGCTTGTTCGAGTGCTTTGGGTGTTAATTCTTGTCCTAATGCAAAACCATTGATAACAGTTACTAATGCACTAAGATAAGGTTCGGATTTAGGTTGTTTTGCAACACCGATTTTTACAGCAGAAGGAACAACTGCATTGATTAATTGTGGTGCTTTCTCAAGTTTAAATTCTTCTTTGAATGTTGCACAGTTGACTAATGATAAGCATATTAAACCTATCAATGATAATGTAATTAGATTTTTCATATAATGTTATTTATCTTCTTCCATTGCAACAATGTAGTTTTTAATGCGAGTTGTTATTGCAGTGCTTAATTCACCCCACCGTTCTTTTAAAATAAAACAACTTTCATATAGAGATGATAACCATTGTGGATCACTTAAATTAAATGATACTTCGGTATTTAAAATACCATTAGTCCATTCGGATCGCTCAGTAATATCAACCATCTGTAAATTGAACACTTTTAAATGATGAGACATTGTTTTATTATGATCGAGTTCATTACCTAAAATTAAATCAACATTATCGAGAGGAAGACCTGTTAGTGGAACATTTAATTTAGTAAACACTCTTACATGAACACGATTGTATCCGTTTCGTTGAATAGATTGTGCATGAATTTCTATTTCCGGTTTCAAGCGTTCGGCACGTTGAAGAACCTCATTGATTTCTTCTTGCCATCCAATCAATGAACCAGATTTATGTTTTATGTTTTTATAGTTCTTTGGTGTTTCGGTGCTGATATTCTCTCCAAAGAATGTATTAAATAAATCATCAAGATTTTCATCCGAATAATTACCGCCAACCATTACAATATTTTTTGCCGCATAATCCGCATCAGGTGGATTATTATAAACCGATTGATTCTTACGAAGATAGTTTAGTAAAATGCTATAAACTTCTTCCGTGAAGAAACCATATTTTTGTTCTGATTGTAATGTGGTGGGAATGGCGAAATCTTTCCCCGTTTTCACATCAATGAAACGTCTTAAACGAATGCGCCCAATAGGTTTGATTAATCCCGTGGCACGATCTTTATCATAAAACACTTCTCGGGAAGTTAAATTGTCTTTTACTTTTTTACCATCATTACCTTTTATTAAGTAAACAATTCCGCCGTCATTTTTCGCATCGGCAAGAGCACAATGCGCATAGTCGCCGGAACTTGAAGAATACTTTCCTCCACCAAGTCTATGACAAGAACTAATACCTTTATGATCAGACATTCTTAATACATCAATTGGATGACGGGAAAATAATAAATAATAATAAATGTTATTTTGATCGATGGCTTGTTTTAATTTGGAAAAACCTTTTACATGTTGATCGTAACGTTTTTTATACATTGTAAGCGGTTTATTAATGATACGATTATATTCTTGTGCAAGAAAAGTGACAGCACCACTGAAGCGATGATTTTTATAGCGTTGATAGCTGGCATCGTCTATTACCTCAAACAGGTTTTCATCAATTAGAAATTGAATGAGTTTAGAAACTTCTTCTTCGTTTAGGAAGTGGTGTGGATTAATATTTATGTCTAGATTTTTCAATTCTTCATCGGTGAAACTGGCCACCATATTATCCCGCATAGTAAGAATATCATAACCTTTCCTATGCCCCATTGGTTCCGACTGCCATACATTGTTGTTGCGTTGAAAATGGATGTTTTGTTTGGTTAAATTTCCCATAGTGTTATCAATTATCAATTTAACATCTTCGTCATTTAGGAACACTTTCTTCAATTCGTCACGTAATTTATGCAGTTTTTCAATGGTAAATTCTTTGGATATTTTATCTTTTAATTCACGTAAGGCAATGTTGATGTGCTTACCCTTAATGGTTCGTGACTTTAAATCGATATCCTCCGAGATGCCGAAATTTCTCGCCGCTTTTTCAAAGGATGGATTAAACACCTTAATTAAAAATCGATCACCTTTTCCTTCAAATAATTCATTAAAAGGACGATCTGACACTTTATCAACGGCATCTTGTATTTTATCAATATACTCTTGAGACGCCTCGAAATAGGTTTTAAAAGATTCGCCCATTGCAAAGCGTTGGGCTGCTCCGAGGGGTGCTTTTGGTTTCATACCCACACCTTTCATCATTTGGCCTTTCTTTGCAGGATCAATGATGTGTAATTTGTCTGATATTTTCGGTTCTGTTTGTGTTACACCTTTATTAGCGGATACTTCGATTTTGAGTTGGTCCCATGTAAATTCGTTTTCGTATTCTCCGCCATCTCCACCTGGAAATTCAAACCATAATTTTTCCACATCGATATTGTACAAATCACTGATTTTTTTTTGTAGAACATTAAGAGAACTAGGAGATAAAGAGTCTATATTATTCCAAAATGAAATAAAATTACGTTTTTTCCACATTCTTCCACAAAAAATAATATCACCTTTTTTATCACCCTCTTTAATTAATTCTCCTCGCAAAGAATGCCTTTCTTTAAAAAAGCTATAATACGATAATAAATCACCTGTTGCTTTTATAAAAAAACTATTTCCATTCTGATCTTGGCCTGTAAAAATATTTTCTCGTGCTTTTATACGGTTTAAATTTTCAGGATATGACATAACATATAACAATGTTCCATGTGTGATTCTAGGGGAATCAGACCAGATTTGAATATTATTACCGATAAAAAAAGAAACCGTATCTTCATCACTCCAATGTAAAGATAATTCTTTGTCAGGTATAGATACCTCATCTGGTGATTCTGTTATAAACTGTTTAAATCTCATATGTTTCTTTTTTCTATTTTAATGAAGGATGGGGGAATATCTGTTCGACTAATCACTTCAAAACTGTTGGGTACGACCTCTAATGGAAAATTAGCAGGCAACGACACCTTCAATATTGATAACACCACACTCTCATCATACTCATCACCTAACCAATTCATTACGGCGTCATAGGCGCTATCAACAGATCGGAATAAAAATATTCCCGGCTCCTCATTTAATTGGGATGATCTGTCTCCCACTTGTATCAGTAATCCTTTTTGTGAAATAGATGAAATGTCATCATCCTTACACACATGAAAATAATCTTTCGATGGATTAAACGCTTGTTCTTTAATCCAATAAAACTCTTTGAAACTCATAAGAGGTATTTATTACATATAAGTTGTAAATAAAATCACTCTGAGAATAAATTCTTAGTTAAAATATAGTTTAAGGTTTCTTCGACGATTCCACCATCATCATACCAATCAGAGTATGATGATAAAAAGGGTGATAAATTGTTTCGTGTATCTTTATAATTGATAATACCTTCAACAGGAAAGTTTTGGGGTGTTTGATCCCATTCAAAGAAACAAAAAGAATTCAAACCTTTATTTAAAATGGGTTGGGCAGTTAAGGTATGGAGGGGATAAATGGTATCTATCTGTGGTTTAACAGGTAAAAAATTATAAACGTCTGATCCATGTTCACGATATAGAATAGTTGTTCCAGCAGAGAGGTTGTCTTGACTTGTCAACTTTCTTCCAAGATTGGTTCTTTTATCGTATCCGCATAATGTGCAGGTATTCACCCCACACACGTTTTGACATTCCGAGAAAAAGGTATTACATTTACAACGGGAACCTACCAATTTTTGAAAAGGTATAGAAAAGAAATGCATCATGCGTTTTAATTCTTCGGGGAATTGTAAACCGAAATCATCAATATCTGTTCCTAATTTATTAGCAATGTTATGAATTGATTCGATATTACATGTGTCAATATCAAAATGATCTAATGTGAAGTTTTGAATTTTATCATAAACTCGACCTAGAGAATCTCCTTCTCCTGCAATTGCCGATAGATAATTATTAAATGTGGGGGATTGCTCATTATTAATGTGAGAATATTTATTAATTAAATCATAGACAGTTTTATCTTCACCTTTACGATAGAATTTGTGAAAGTTTTCAAATGGATAGATATTGAATGTATCGGATATTCCTGTTAGGGCATATATAACACCTTCAACATTAAAGAGTCCAGTTGCTGAGATGGCAACATTAACGGGCACATTTCGAATTCTCTGAACGGCCCCTGTATGTGGGTTTTGTCCACATGGAATATCGCTATAGATTAGTGTATCGGCTGGCAATGCTGATGTTGGTAATAAAAAGTTTTGAATAGCATATGGATTTATTTCCGACAAAAATGATTGATAATATGCATTATCAACGCCATAACATTCAGTAACATATTTTACTTCTGATAGATAACCGGACACATAATGTATCATATTAGAACATGAAATTGTATCATTTATAACTGTAGTAACATATGGAACCAGTTGATCAGCCCATTGCAATTTATCCAATACATCAATCCCATCTCTGCTAATTTTTATTTTGTTTGGTATAATGGCTGAAACAGTGAAGGGAAATGCTGCATAAGCCCGAGTATTAATCAATACACTTTCCTCTGCTTGTTTGATGGTGAAGAAAAGATTTGGTGTTCCAGGCATATCATCTTTATAATATACTGATGATAATGCTGAATACCCTAATAATATATCGCCACTATAAACGGGGGAACATGACACATTCAATTCCGATATTTTATCACCATTGATATCATAATAACACCATTCAGGTGTTAAATGTTTCCAAAACGTTTGGTCATCGGTTGCAGGATGTGCATTGCTACCGCTGGCATATAGAACAATATTCGCAGTCGGTTTTCGAGAAGATATAGCAAGATTGAAGGTTTGTAAGCAACCAGTATAGTTGTTATCTGTATCATAGTTCACAACTATACTATCTTGAAAAAACACTCCTGGATATGCTGATACTGCAAGACTGGATGAAGTTTCACAATCGGTGAAAAAAATATTATAGACATTTGCTGCTGTATAATAATGGGTAGCGGTATCTTGGTTAGTTATCGTACCATCACCCCAATTGATTGTATAGTTCCCTGATAAACCAGAGAATGATAGGGTGAAGGGCGTTTCTAAAACACGACCCGATAATGGTGATACGGTTAACACTTAAATATTTACCATTATTTTTTAAGGATTTTAATTCTTTAATGGATCATTCTCAAACACAATCGGATTAGCTGCTCGGAAATCTTTTATAATTTCCAAAAGTTTTGGATGATTCATTATCTCATTTTTATTAACTTGTAAAAAGGAATGATATATATTCCGTTGTTTAACGAACTCAGTGAAAAATTTATTTAATTTCTGTCTATATTCATTTTTAGGTAAGGTGTCATTACTTAAATGTAATCGATAGACTTTGTTTCCAGCCATACGAACTCGACGATGTAAGTTCCGTACTTGTTTGATGAGGACTTCCTCAACGATTGAATTCTCGGTCAATATTTCGATAAGATTATCAAATTTCATAATTTTAACGCTTTACTATATTTTAATAAAAAATCACGATACTTCTGTTTTAGAGATTCGTCCGACAGTATAATATCCATATGACTATTAACGAAATTCTTGTATGCATTGTTATATTCGTGTAATCTATTTTGTAATTTTTGAGTATGGCTAGGCGCAGCATTGTTATATACACTTTGATTTAATTTTCTAAATAAATTAGAAATTTTATCTTGATGATGAATTAATTCATCAGTTGTTTGAATCAATTTTTGCGAAACTCCCAAACTAACATTTTCATTAATAGAGAGATATTTAACAAAATCAGTGAAAACCATATGACATTATTTATCTAAAAAATAAAATTCACCGTCATTTGTGAAAATACTGTTTAAGACTGTATTATCCCTTGTAATATTGGGTAACTTAACAATCATAACAATAGCATACATAAAATTGTCATAATCAGGGGCAATATAAATATTCTCCAATTTCACACGCGGCTCATGATTTGTTATCTGTTTTTCAATCTCTCGCCCAATAAGCTTTGCATTGATTTCCGATAACGGTCCTCCAATATAATTTCTAAGATCGGCACCGAAACCAGGAACCAAGTATCTCTTCTGTGTGAGAATATTTCTTAGGGAATTTTTTATTGCTTGTTCATCCACATCAATAACCAGATCATTTCCTGCAACAATATCATTATTTCGTCTATTGGTTGAAATCTGGGTTTCTACAAAATTTAAATTTAAATCTGCAAACAAAAAATTGTTAGTTTTTTTCTTATTGGATAGATTGTTAATTATAATCATTTTAATTATTTATGGGATACTATAAATAATGGATATGTCTAAATTTACAAGTCTGTACGAAAGTATTCTAGAATCCGTGGATGTTGCTAAGGTGCGGCCCCAATCAATAGTTGTGATTGATCCACAAGCTCTCTCTATTAAATCGATATCTGACGAAATAATTCAGAGAAAGGGTCCATCTTATTTCGCCCAATTACAAAAAATAGCAACCGATAAAATACCATTATATGTGTCAGCATTGAAAACAGTTCGACCAGTTAACAATGTGCATTCAAGTTTACCAACGAGTAATGATTTTCAAGAAGCTGATGTAGTTAATTATAAACCCGGTTTAATAGGTATTTGGGGAGCGCCTATCACAGTTCCATTATCTATTCTTAAAACGGTGGTTGACCCAGGAAACATAATGCAAGTACCCACACCAAAACACGAAACCGAACAAGGTGTGTCTGTTGGTGATAACTCTTATAATCAAGGTAAACAACACCCCAACACAGTTGGAAAGAAGTAATATAAATGACTGAGAATTTTCCCATTCCAAGTAATAATTATTTAGCTTTTGATGGTTTATCAATTAAAGATAAAATCCGCGAGCGGCTAAATCAAACGGGTATATTCACCGATCAGAATTTTGAAGGAAGTAACTTTGCAGCATTAAATGATGTCATTGCAATGGTGTTCTCTTTGCTAATTTATAATTTAAATAAAACAAGTATCAATGGAACGTTCACAGATACAACCATTTATGAAAACATAAATCGAATTGTCAAGGAATTAAATTACAATCCTGTTGGGTATCAGACGGCATCATTAAACTATATATTATCTGTCGCCAATATTGATGCGGGTTTTTATGTGATTCCCCGATATTCTTATATTTCAGTTGGTGGAATAAAATACTCTACAAACGATGATATTGTATTCACTAAATTGACTGATGGAACACTGGAGGAAGTGATTCCCCAATCTAATTCCAAACTTTTACATCAAGGTGATTTTCGAGAGTTTCCAACTATATCGGCCAATGGTATGCCAAACGAAACCATTCATTTGACGGTGGATGATAGTAATATCATCGATCATTCTAATATATATGTTTATATTCGGGAACCCGGTAAGACATGGCGAAAATGGAATCGTATATCGTCCTTATATCTTCAACGTGCATTAGATGAATGTTACGAGGTTCGTTTCAATGAACATAAACGGTATGAAATTAAATTTGGGAATGATATCAATGGAAAACAACTTATTCCCAGCAGTGAAATAGCTATTTATTATCTCGTATCATCTGGACGGAGTGGTGAAGTGGGTGTCAATGTTCTTCCAAAAAAGACGATCATGATGCTCAACACAAATAGAATAAATCAAATTCTTACCGATGAAGAAATAAGTGGTTCTATTTTATCAGAGGATGAATTATCAGAATTGGTATTTGATAATAATTCCCCAAGTACTTATTTCACAGAACCAGAATCTGTGGATCAAATTCGAATGAATGCACCAAATGCATTCAAATCACAATTCAATTTAACAACTGCCTCATCATATACAACATATTTGAAAACGAATTTTTCAAACATTCTTCATGATGTGATAGTAATGAATAATGATGAATTCTTAGATACCTATATGCAGTACTTCTATAACTTAGGACTCACATCTCCTCATTTAGAGAAACGGGCATTATTCAATCAAGTGTCGTATGCTGATGCTTGTAACTTTAATAATATCTATTGTTTTTGTGTTCCAAAAACACGAAATAATATACAATCCTATATAAATCCTGAACAAAAATCTCTAATTATTAATACAATTAAAGAAGAAAAAACATTGACTTCGGAAATAATTATTTCTGATCCAGTTTATATGGCGGTTGATTTTGCAAACAGTGTTAGTCAACAGATAACCTTAAATGATATTCAAAATACAAACATTTTAATCTATAAAGAGCCATATACTCGTAAAGATGATAATATTTTAAAATCAGAGGTAAACACATTAATTTTAAACTATTTGAGTAGAGTGAACAATAAGCTTGGACAAACAATCAACATCACCCAATTAGTGGCAGATATAATTGCTATAGATGGCGTTCAGTCTATAGCAACAGAAATAATTGACATGGGTATCATCAATGAAGGATTGCAATTAATTATATGGAATCCCAAATACCCTGACTTTGTAAATCAATTCTCTTCCAATCTACGACTGAAACCGTTTCAATTCCCATTCCTTCACTCAACGACAATAATAGATCGTTTAAAGGTAATCTAATAAAATTTGGATAATAAATAGTGTTATGCCATCTATTATCCTTAGAAAAATCTCTAATCCTGAACAACTTTCAAATAAGGATTTATTGAATCTTTCTACACCTCTAACGTATCAGAAGTGGTTGGAGAATCATATGGCGGTTATCCCCAATGAGGCACAAAAACAATATGAGAAATATCTTTTAAATTTTTATTCCAATAAAACGGAGACAAATAAAGCAAAAGTTAGTAAACTGAAAAACGATTACACCACTTTAATTAAAAAATTATCAACAATATTCAAAAATGATGTGGAATTTGAAAAGTATTCCAAGATCAACTTTGATTCGAATATTGAATTAAAAATAGCTATTCCTTATTTTGCCAAAAAACTCAAAGAACTCGCGATTTATTATATCAACAACAGAAATAATATTAAGGATAAAAAAATACAATATGCATCAGTTGGTTCAGAATCGGGTTTAGAAAGATTCTTATATAAGAACTTATTAAATCTTTTCACTAATAAGAACGTCCCTAACAGTTTAAATATTAATACTACAGAATCTCTCTCTGCTATTTCCAAAGATTTTAATGTTGAATTGGTTGAGTTATATGATACTACCAATTATTTCACAGAAGCACTAGATATAAATCCTTTATATTGTGTATTGGAGAATTACACATCATCCATATGTTCACAATTCAACGATCTTACTTTGGATGCGGTTGATGGTGTTTTAGAATCTTTATATTTGTGTGAAGGAGATAATATCAATGAGACGGATTTGATACGTGCGGGATGGGAGAAATATTTGGGAAGTAATCTATACTATCTTTCAGGAGGATTCTTTGAATATGATAAAAAACGGGTTGCACTTGATTTGCAAGTAGGTAATAATTTCTTTTATTGGTTTAGTGGAACCAATGCGAATGATATACCTGAAGGAATATTTGAATCTATTGCAATATCTGCGATTGATTGGTCGGCATCGACAGCATCATCCCATTATAGTGCATCCGATCTATTGTTTATAAGTTATGGAAATTTGCGAACTGAAGCAGCATGGTTAATGTCTGCAAATCAAATAACATTTAGTACCGAATTAACGGCAACAATTACTAATGGCAGACGTTTTAAGTTTCCTTATCCGGGTATTGGATTGAGTGCTGAAGGGGGATCATGGACAGGTGAATTATTAACAGATACATTTGAAGAAGACCGAAGATTTTTCCCTAATGAGGTTTCATATCAAGATAATCAAAAAACGATTGAGCAGTTATATTGGACTAATACAACTTATCCATCTGCTATATCACCTATTTCGGTACAAGATTTAACACTATGGAGAGATGGAGCATTTGCATCAAATAAATTTAAATCTGCTGACAAAATAATTGTTCGTGCAAATGAAGATATTGATGGTGAACCAATCACCACCAAGAATATTGCATGGTTGTATCAATTTAATCAAACACAAATTCCTATTAAAGATGGATTGAACACAATTTATTATCCATTGACATCTTTTGAAAACATCGACGATTTAAACTTTGAGTACTTGCATGGTGATTCGGTTGCACTATCAGCCGTTCCAACAAATGAGAGTTTTCCTGGTGCGGTTGCTGGGGAGGCTATTGAGGTTAGTGATATAATTATTCGTTTGAAATCAGAGTGTGGTCCAGAAGTGGAAGCTGCGTGGTTACAAGGTCCATCACTTCGAAATCTACAAGGAATTTTCACCACAACCTTCGAATGTGATACTAAAGAAATATCACAATATTATACCTCATGGCAATATACGAGTGGTGCAATACAACCAAGTTTATCGTTTAAAGCGAACCCAGGAGAACTCATTAAATTTGTTTGGAGTGGGCCAAATACAAATTTAAATGAGATTAAAGGTTTATGTGGATTCGACCATGATGATACCTGCGAATATAAAAAACAAAATCATAACAAGTCTTTGCTTAATGCTAATTTCCTAGAATATGGAAACTTTGAAATGTTTGAAAAGTGGAGAAAGTGTTCATGTAAATCGGTATATTATTCGCCTTTGGGCCATCGCTCTGACAATTTAATTCTTAAAGACGTTATCCCCGATATCATCATTGAAAATATCGCCGACGACATTGATTTCAATTTCGCTGATTGGGTTGGAGTGGATGGTAAGGATTATACAGGATCAACAAATGTTGCCCGATTTATTCCGAATGAATTAATCGAAAAAGAAATTGGTTGGGGTAAAGGTCGTTGGAGACGAAACACTGGAGAAGATTTCGAGTTTAAAACTGGAAACATATATACTTTTTATCGTGCCGATTTTGAAAGTTGTAATTTTCAATTGCCAGCATTTATAGTCAATCATGCTTATCCAGTAATGCCCCTAAAAGGTGCGGGGTGTGCTGATATAACCAATATTCCCCAATGGACGAAAGCTGTAAAAAACAGTGCTGGGGAATGGATTGATGCGGGTGTTGCAAGTAACATGCAACTACGCCCAGGTCATTTCTATAATTATATACATCGAACTGAAAACAATATCGAGAGACAGAAATTATTGGTTGATGGGGTTGATATTACTCCTATTAGTGGTAACTATGTCAATTTATATGATAATGGAAATCTATCATATAAAGTGGCTAGTTTCGTTACCCCTACTACGAACTTTCTAATTAAAATATCATTACAAAATACTCAACCTTATTGGGGACGAGCGAGTTATGAAAACAATTATTATACTCATGATAAATTGGCATTTAGAAATACCGAGGATAATCGAGAAACATATGAATATCTTCTACTCAATCAACCAATTCCAAGTCCTATCACATTACACACGAATGATGTTTTTGAGTATGAGTTGAGTGATTGTGGTTCATGTTTTACATGGAAACAGCCGTTGACTATGCTCATGAACGAATCAACTTTACGATGGAATAAAATCGAAATAGACGAGTGTGTTCAATCGGATATTTTGAATTATTTGCATGAAAAAGGGAACAACACCTGCTATTCCCATCAAACACCATGTTATTCCGATTGTCAAGATTTCAATATATGTGGTTGTGCAAATTTATGTGAACCCGTTAAAGTTGGTGTTAATGCGACCAATATTCCATCAGATATCGTTTTAAATACCGAACTATCTGGCGTTCCGTTATATGTCAACTATTTCAGTCGTAATAACTTCACACTCAATTTAGAATTAAATGATATAACATTCGGCAAAACATATATACCAACAATTAGTGGATTATTGGTTGAGGCTGATAGTCCATGGAAAAATTTATTAAACGATAAGAATGCATCATTTGCACACACTCCTATTCATGATAATCTATTAAGTCGGAAAGAGCTTGGAATATTCACACCGAATCGATTAGCAGTCGGAAAATATGAATTACATAATAGTGACTATGAAACCGTTTCAAGTGTGGCCCACATCAATGCAATTAGAGAAAATTATTACGACTATCCTATTACTCCTTTCCGTGTCGATTCTTCATGGATGAAGAATGAAGACGGGTTTCCAGTATTAAAAGGTCGGCAATCATTCCATCCATATGCTAATGATTATAACAACATCATACAATTATCTGGTAATTTTATCGAATGGCAAAATGATATTTTCAGCAACCAATATATTTTATCAACACCTACATATGATATCTATAGTAAAAAAATCTTAAGTCCCTTTAAACTAGCTGATTTCCATGTCCAAACACCCGATAATAACTTAATTGAGGGACATGTGTTTTTAAGTAATGTGTTTAAAAAGTATCAGAATATATTCTTTGGAACATCGGGGATCAACATCGACAATATTATAACAACTGAAAATGGAATGTGGTTGAATACCGAGGATGGTATGATTCTCGTTATAGGCTAGTAAGTAAAGATATGTACACAATTTATAATTCTTTAACGGGTTCCAATGAGAGTTATGGGATAAATTTTCTAAAGGTTTTCTGTGACTCCGTGATGATTGGTGTACGATGTTTCGATCCTGATCATGATACATATCATGGACACATTCTCTTTGAAAAACTAAACTATAATTATACCGATGGAGTGATGAGTGAAAGTAAGGCCGCTATGTTGAATATGGGCGAATTGGCAGCCGACCCCACAAGTTATGCATCCAATGGATTTGTGGATGTTTTTTTTAATACATCAAAAAAGGAGGTGATGTTGTTCACCCTATCATCTCTGGAAAATTCATTTGTTCCATATATCTATAATTATAACATCAATGAACACATTTTAAAGAAAATTTATCCCATTTTATCTGAAGATGTGGATAATTGGCAGACCTCAAATTTTGGAGCATTGGTGACAAATCAACCACCACTTTTATCCATTACTGATAATAAAGCTGATCTTGTGGTAGCTACTACGAAAAATAATAACAGAAGCACTGTCATTAGTAGATGCAACAAGTTATATCATACCAAACACATCAAATCATATTATTAATAAAGTTAAACGTTATGGGTCACAATTAAATTTTATTGCCAACGATGACGAAGATTATATATCCTTTAAAATAGAAGATAAATAAATTAAAAATGGTATTATCTTCAATAAATATTTCACCTTTATCGGCAAGTATCACACCTTTACAGTTATCTTACTTCAATCAGGATAGACATTTAAAGATTGATACTGCTATTGATGGCAGCTTGGGGATTAATTTATCTGCATATAACGGTTTACAATCTATCGAAGATATATCAATGACTGATAATGATGTGACTTTCTTAACAGATAGGAAGGAGTTGAACGAAGTTCTATCGGATACACTGAACCAGAAAGATACATTGATTAATAGATACTATAGAAACTTCTTAAGGGAGGACGCCGATTATTATGTGGATGTATCCACTACTGACACTATTTTCACTTCATATCTTCTAACATCACCGTTGTCATCCAATATAAACTTTAATGTGGTACCTTTGAAAGTGGTTAATGGTGTTGATGATGAGCGTGTGTGGCATCATAATGCGCGTCAATATAAATCATTATTTTTTGGTAATGCTCAAGGTGTGAATTATCCTGATTTGTTTTTAGAATATAAAAGCTATAATATACCTCAAGTGATTAAGGCTGATGAGACTGTGACTATTCCGTTAACTTCTCCAATATTCTCACGCCCAATAAGCTCGATGGGGTTCATTGAGAGTGGGATGATTGCGGGTGATTGCCCTTTAAATTCTGATGTGATTTATATTCAAAACACCAAGAATTTAGATGTGAATAGACCTTCTTTAAATGGATCGCCTTTATGTTTATGGTTATCGGGTGAATCGGTTCTTCAAGGATTCAACAAACAATTAATAGAGCGATGGTATGATCCAAATAATATTACGCAAGGTGATGCTTTTATAAGTAACAAAAACACTAATCCATTTGGAGTAATAGCGGATATACCTGCACGCACCAATATTTATACTGATGATGTTTTGACGTTTTCTCGTTTGGGTCCAAAGAGAAATAAATTATTCATCAACAGTTTATCATCGGATTTATTGTGTCATATCGATAAATGGGATAGTCGGTTTAGTGATGAAGTTCGGGGTATAGCTGGGTTTATTGATGGCTCATATACACCAAGTCCTACAAAGGAATTGCTTTTAGATGGTAATATTCATGCACATATTCCACCTGTGAATATTATGCTAAAAGAATATAATTACACCACGTCTTTTTGGATGTATAAAGATG